TATGTATGTATGCGTATGTCTTGCAGTAGCCTATCAGCGTCTTGGGCCTGCAAAGCATCGATCCCTGCGACGAGACTAGAGGAGATTAAGGTGCTGGCTGGGCGGTTTACTTTTTACACTATGACTTTCTCGCAGGCGACATGGCCAAGACGGACTCATTCTTTATCCGAGCAAGCATTCAGACCGCAGCGACTCCAGCACAAGCCTCCATCGATCTTGGAGCTTATGTTGATGCCCTTGGAAAAAGCGTGTTGAGGATCCACAATCTCGCTGTTCGATATGACTTTGGAACAACTGGCCCCTCTCTTGCACTTGCAGGACCTGGAGTTTCATCCTCTGCTCAATTTCAAATCACCACCCAAAGCCAAGGTGCCTTGGTTGGGTTGACTGACAAATCCGTCATTGCAAGTGGCTCTCTTGAGGCTACAAATGACACCGCTGCAACCAACGCTTACAGTTTCTTCTCTGACAACATGGACGTTGCCCCTCAGCATTGGACTCAAGGATATTTGGTTGGTGTCGAACAGATTTACCTGCTCGCCGACATTCAAGGTCAAGACTTCCAAACTCTTCCGATTGTTGAGGTCGTTATGGAATGCACCGTTGAAACTCTGTCGTCCAGTGCCGCCATGGCCCTTGCATTGAGCCAGCAATGAGGTGGCTCACTTGTGCGAAACCTGCAACCTGCTCCGTCAATTGCTGATTGACCGAGGGATGAGCCCCTCTCTGGCGATGGCTATAGGGAGTTCCGTTGGCGAGCGTGTTGAGGAGGCCGCCCCGATCGTGGCAACGAAGGCCAAGAAGAAGGTCTCCGCATACAACCGCAAATACAAGGCCGCTTTCAAGAAGGTCGCTCCTCGATACAAACTCAAGAGCGGCAAGTGGAAGGCTGGCGGATTCAAACGTGCAGTCAAGGAAGCACACAAAATGGCCGGGGGGAAGCGTAAGTGAAGCGTCGCACGTTGCGAGGTCAATTTGTCGAAGGCACGACCAAACGCCTCGTCGTTGACGATGGACGCTTGAACCACGGCTACAGGGTGGTTTCCTTTGTTGTCGCTGGAGAGCCTGCAGTTGCAGGGAACGATTGTTGGGCCACATTGTGTCTTGATTACGATGCTCCTCAAAACTGGGACTGGGGAGATAATCGCCAAATCGGATGGGCGGCGACCCACATCACCGCATCGTCCTTGGATGCACCCTTCACCGTCATTGATCCTGATCACATCGTCATCATGGACTTGTATATTCAAGGGCGGGTTGGTGCTTCTGGAGGAACATCAACCATCAATTACCTCATCGAACTCGAACCTGTTGAACTCTCAAACGACCAAGCCATTCTTACACTGATTAAGGAGCGGAGCCAAGATGACCTCAGATGAAACCACCGTTGAAGAAAATGCAGCTGCACCAAATCGAACCCAACGGTTCGCCTCCTGGCTCATGGAGCGAGAGGAGCGGCGCCAGGAGAAGGAGTCAAACCTTGAAGGGCTCGTCCGGTTGAATGTCCTCGTCTCGTTTCTTACTCTCGGCCTCGTCGGTGGGTTTGAAACTGTTCAACTTGCTATCAGCATGATCCCCTACTTGTAGAGCGGCGTTTAGAGAACACCACCAATTCTCAAGCAACCATGCCGCCGGTGCGTGGAACTCGTCGGATTTCATCGTGTCCAGCGTGCCGTTAATCATGTCCATCACGGTCTCGACTAGGACACGGGCCTTTTCATTCATGGATCCACCTCCTCGTCGGGTTCGGTAAACCAACATTCGTCACAAATGTAGGGTGTTTCGTGGTCGTCTTCGCCATCGAGCGCACCGCATCGAGGACAATACGCCATTTTTGCTCACCGCCTCGAGTTTGCCCACTTGAGCCAAGCCTTGTCATGAGTTTGACGAGCAATCCAGTAGTATTCATGCTCAAACAAACGGTCCTCGAGCATCCAGAACGGAACGCCGTTGACAAAGTCCGACGCATGATGCTTTGCTCGATGCTCGACCAAATCGGTCCAAGTGGCGTATTGAATCCACCAAAGTTTCCCGCTTCGCTCCTTCATCGCCTTGCATTGGTGACAAGTGAACATCATTGAGACCCCCAGCAAACAGGACAGACTCCTTTCGTGTGGAGCGGGTTGCATTTGTCCTTGGTCTCGCCCCAGATCCTCGCACTACTTGGTGCGACGTGCTCGTCAACGGCGGCTTCTCTGACATGCTGAAGCAGGCATTGACGCACGAATCGGCTGAAATTGGGTAGCCGATCGGCAATTTTGGCGGTATGTTCGTCTAGGCTGATGGTCTTATTCGGGGCCATGACACTCCTAGACTACAGTAGTATATGTATGTATGTATGCGTATGTCTTGCAGTAGCCTATCAGCGTCTTGGGCCTGCAAAGCATCGATCCCTGCGACGAGACTAGAGGAGATTAAGGTGCTGGCTGGGCGGTTTACTTTTTACACTATGACTT